AACATACTTCCTAATCGGATACTTTGGTCTAATGGTGTTAAAAATCTTTTCAATATCCTCACCCGCTTTAAATCTATTTAGCATTTCATAAGTTCCAAGGATCTCTCTTTGCTCCCTCTCACTATAACGGCTCATTGTATCCCTAACGGCATCGCTCCATTTTTTCCTTTTGCCCTTTACCTTGCCGTAATACGGTGCGTATATACAGTGACAGTGAGGATGAAGCGGGAGACTTCTCATTTCTCTTTTAGGCACTATCCCCCTACCGTATCCAATATCCAAATTTGCGTAAAAGTCGCATATATCAACTTTTGGATGAGCCGAACTCATTGTGAATTTCACAAACTCTACATGCTCATCATTAAGATACTCCATCGCTCTTTTACTCATCATTGCTCTATGCGTTTCCGTATCGGCAATTCTTGTAGCATAATATCTCATTTTTTCGTAATAGGCAGTATTAAGAAGTTTTTGAAGTTCTTCATTTGTAAAAGTATCCATTCTTCTTATTAAGTCTTTGTATGCTATTCTTAACGGCTTAGTTTTTAACTTTTCAATCTGTTTCATTATCTCTTCATCTCTTTTCTCAAGTGCTTTTAAAAGATATTTCGGTAGGACTTTTTTAGCCTCAATTATCTCTTTATCTTTAAAGTTATACCCCTCATACAACTTCATTGCAATGTCTTTAACAGTTTTTTTTGCTTTTATAGCCTCATACAGCACTTTAGAAACTTCTTTTGACAGATTTTTAGCATTTGTGTATAGCATATCGCTAAGCATCATAGGAGTTACTGCAATTTCCGGGTTATCATTTGAATAATAAAAACTCCCAAGCGTTTTTTCAAGTTCGTTTTCAATTATTCTCTTAACTTCATCACTGTATTTTTTTAACTTCTCACTTACAAACTTTTCAAGCTCTTTTTTGCTCCACTTTTTTGAATGATAGAGTTTTAAAATATCATTAATTATTTCTTTTGCTTTTTTTTCTATCTCACTCTTCATCAAAAAGCCCCTTTTGCTCTGCTGTAATTATCCTTATTCGGCTTTTACTTTTGTTAAATATCATTGAGAGTTCATTTATAGCTTCACTCCTGCTAACTCCTGCCTCTCTCATTTGTTTGTAAAACTCCCTTATCTCTTCATATTCATTCGGTTTTTTTCTAAAATATATCCGCCAACCTGAAAAGCGCTTTAAAAACTCTTTGATTTGTTTTAAATCAAGCCCTATTTCTTTTAATTCATTTATTACATAAAACTCATTAGCTTCTATCATATCAGCCCTACCTTGAATGATTTTGTTTTACCTGATTTTTTGATGTATGGAGTTAGTGCGTATCTAACAGCATCCATTGCATCGTCATTTAGTTTTATAGGCTCGTCAAGTGAGTTTCCGTCTTTATCAACTTTCCAAGCATATAATTCAATCTCTTTTAAAACATTTACACTTTTTTTTGTAATGTGAATATCAAAATTCTTAACTGTATTAATACCCTCAAAAACTGCTTTGTTTGCTTTATCAATATTAAATCCTGCAACTCTATATTCACTAATTAAATCAGGTCTTGCACTATCAGCGTAGATTTGAAGTTTTTTAATCCAAGAAAGGTTATTTTTAGCCCATTCAACTACTTTTGGATTTTCCCATTCTTTCTCATAAAAAAGCTCATCAATATATAAATTTTTTCCGTCAATTCTAATATGAACTATTGCATAAGGATGGTTATATCCAAAGTCAATACCGATATACTCTTTCTCAAAATACTCAGGCATTTCATCAATCGTTTTATATTCAGGATAAATAAGCCCTTTAAGCGTTCCCCATTCACCCAAAGCGTATATTTTGTAATACTCGTAATTATCTCTTTTGAGCCTCTCCATAACCTGTCGATACTCTTCACCCACAAAAGGATTATTAAGGTATGTGGTCTTTAAAATAAAGGTATCAGGCGGCGTAAAATCAAAAAATTTCTTCTTAATCCAATGATTCGCACTTACCGGGTTAAAAGTTATTAGAATTTGCTTATAATGCTTAGTCTCACCTCTTAACCTTAAATCCAATTGGTCAAAATCATCTTCTTTTAGCTCTGTAGTCTCTTCAATCCATATTCCGGTAATTCCGGCAATAGATTTTATCTTCTCTGCATTATCAAGCCCAAAAAAGACAATTTTATTACCGTTTAGCTTGCACTCTATAGTCATATTTGAGTTATTTACCTTAAACTCTTCTTCTAAGCCTAATTTATAAATAAACTCCTTAAAAAGGTCAAAAACACTTTCTCTTAATGTCCTTGCAACTTTTCTAATTACTAAAAACTTATGAGGAACTTCACTTAGAAGCCTCATTAAAATCTTTTGAGCTGCAACATAAGACTTTCCACTTCCGGCGCCGCCATAAAGCACCGCATAACGATTGCGACAAGTTAAAAAATCTTTATAAACCTTACTAATCTTCATTTGCATCAACAAGCCTTATTTCAAGTGTTTTGTTTTCAACCGTCTGATTATTTTGGATATTTACTTGGCTGTTAAATCTCGGCACTACTCCAAGCGTTTGAGCAATTTTGTCTATTGTATCCGCAAGGTTTTTCAACTCTCTTGGATTTAGTTCTCTATCTACTACTCTAATTTCTCCCATTTCACCACTGACCGTTGCTATTTCTTGAACGCTTCCTTTTTCTAATATCTCTTGAGCTTTTAAAATAACATTAATTCCACTTTTTTCAATTAATGTTTTTTTATCTACATATTCATCAACTGCTTTTTCCAATTTAGTAGGTTCAACGGAAACTTTTTTGGAAACTTTGGAAACATCCTCGTGGAAACTTTTGGAAACTTTTTTTATAACTTCTTTTTCTTTTGCAAGTTTTTTTAAATCTTCCTCATCTACAACAACCCAATTTTCTTTTTTAATTTTTTTATTTATTGCTGCATGTGAGATACCATATTTTTTTGATAACTCCCTTACACTATAAGCCCCCGTTACATAATCAGCCTTAAGTTCTTCCCATTGTTCTTTGCTTAATCTCGCCACTATATCTCCTTCATATACTCTTCAACAACTTTTTTCGCTTCATCACTGCCTCTACACACAACAGCTAAATAACCTAATTTATTCAATCTCTCAATCCACTCTTTCTGTTTTTCTCTAACCACACCGCCTTTTCTTCTTTTCATTTCAATATAAAGCCCGTGATACTTTTTATTCGGCACAGGAATGCAAATATCAGGCACTCCAGCACTAATTCCTTCAAGTTTCATATTTCTTGCTTCTATCTTATTCCTACTCCCACCATTTGGAACAGCATAGTGAGGAATTTTTTTGAGTTTAAGATATTGAATAAAAGCGATTTGTTCTGCTCTTTCGGTAGGGATAACCCCATCGAATTCGACTGGTTTAGCGTTGTATTTGTGTTTACTTTGTCTAACGTATAAATTAAGTATTTTCATCTCTTCCCCTTAACTCTTCTTGCATATTTAAGCTTTAACTTCTCAAGCTCTTTTTTTAATTCTCCATTCTCAATTTTCAATTCTTCATTCTTCTTTACCGCCTCCGCTTTTACTTCTTCACTTGCTTGTAAAGCGGCAATTGCATTTTCTAATCTATCTTCTACTATCCTTAATTCAGCATTTAAAGCTTCATTGGTCCTAAAACATTCAACTATTTGAGATTTTGTGAAAAGTCCGAATTTGTTTAATATTCTTGTCATCTTACCTCTCCTCCTAAAATCTTAATTCCTATCACTCTCATACTCCCAAACATCCATACGCTCCTTTTCGTTTCAATCAACCCCTTTTTCTCAAGCAGTCTGAAAAATCCGCTCATTGCAGTAGGACAATAACCTATACGCTTTGCTAAATCCTTTGCATTCACTGCATGATACCCGTAAGAAATTGGATACTTTTTTATCTCTTTAAGCGCTCTTTTAATATAAATTTTTGATTTTTCTTTTGTTGTTTTTTCTACTCTGCTCATGCCGTTATCCTTTTAGCATTTGCTAAGTTTGCAATCAGTGCTGTTGTTTTATTTTCCGTTTTATTCTCTAATTGTTTAGTTTCCTCAATTTTTAAAGGTATGTTATAATTGCAAGCAATTTTTAAAGGTCTTGGGTTATTCCCATAACCAATCAAATTAACTTTTTTTACTCTTTTGTTTTTTGCTTTTCTTGTGTAAGTTTTTACAAAATCATTTTTAGCCCAAGTATCGTCACTGTCTGCATAAGCTACTTCATTATGGAAATCAAACCAGCTTCCAAATTTTTCTTTAATTACATCAGCTATAAGAGGGTCGTCAAAATCAGGACTTATATACGCACCTTTAAAAATAGCTGTCTCTTTTGCTAACTGATAAGCATAATTTGCAGCTTCTTCAATTTCAGCATCACTTAATTCAGCAGCTCTTATAAATTCGAGTTTGCTTGGATAAGGTTTTCCATAAGGTATCCATTCTTTTCTTAATCTTTCAATTGCTCTTAAAAAACTTTCATCATCTAACTCTTCATTTAATCTCTCATAATAACTCATAAGAGTTTGGGTATCCACATTTGCATCAATATCATCTAAAAACTTTCTCATCTCAATTGTAAAAAGCTCTGGAGTAATCATGCTACCTCCTTATTTAACTTTTTTTCGTAAATTGCCTTTAATAACTCAATCTCACTTTTTATTTGTTCAACTTTATCTGGACCGTTAGGAATAGGCTTCGATTTTTTTTCTTTTAGCATTTGAAGTCTCATTTTTTCATAATTTCTTTTTATACTTCTTGGGTCTATCAATTTATCCATCCAAAAACTATCTCTACTTGCCCACTCAATCACTTTCTCAACATCCTCATAAAGATTAAATAAATTCATAAACACACTCTCAAATTCAGCTCGTTTAGAATAAACTTGTTTTGAAATTCTTGAAAGTGCTTCAAAAAATTTTTCGAACCATTCTTTATTTATTTTTTTATTATTGTTTATGTTATTGTTATATGTTTTATATTTGGCTACTTCGTGGCTACTCTTTGGCTGTTTAGTGGCTATTTGTTGGCTATTTAAGTGGCTAATTGAGTTTTTTTCATCATTATCTATTTTCGTATTTTCGGTATCTTCCTCAATTTCATCAGTGGCTAATTGGGTGGCTACTCTTTGGCTACTTGTTGGCTGTTTAGTGGCTAATGAGTGGCTACCCTGTTTTTGGATATAATTATCCTTAGTATCATTTTCATAACTTTTTAATTTCCAATAAGCCACAAAATTTTTAATAACTTCTACAAATTCATCTCTCCATTTGCCAGCTGTATCTTTACTTTTTACATTAAACACTTTTGCAAGAGTTCGTTTTGAGTATCTTTTATAAAAATATTCTATTTCTGCATCTTTGACTTT